GTATAAGAGTTCTCCACGTTGAGGCCAGCGGGGTAGAACGATGGATTCTCTGCAAGAAATTCCTTCATGTTTGTCTGATGAAGTCGTTTCTCTAACAGGCCAAACGCACCATGTTCTTTGATAACTTGGTACATCGAATCCCAATCATTAGTCCAGTACCGTGACTTCACTGAACGGATGATCGTGCCATGTTGGGTTTTAATGCTGTCGGCTTCGAAGCGCTTGCATACTTCAAGCATCTCATTGGCTAACAACTGCATTTGTTCGTCAAGCTCGTTGTCCTTTGCTTCAAAGGCTTGCTTGAGTTGTGCGCGTTTGTCGCGTATCTTGATATACACCTCGGCTAACTTGTCGAGATTGATTTCGGAAGGCGGTGCTTCCTGAACGGTGTCGTCCAATTCCATGTGCTGCTCCAGTTTTTTGTTGGGAAGAGTACTATATCATAACTTTTTACACTGTCAAGTACTTTCTAAAGAAATTTCTTGGCGGTATAAGTCTATGATTTTGCTATGGTTGCTTATGTTGCCTTGCAACATTTTGTACATCCGTGCCTCGATAGGACTGCCTGTGATATGCACGATGGTCATGTTGTTCACCTGTCCGGGGCGATCAATCCGTGCATTGGCTTGGAGGTACGTTTCCACGCTGGTACATGGAGCGTACCATATGATTGTGTTGGCAGCAGTAAGGGTTAACCCGTGTGATGCAGCCTTTGGTTGTATCAGCAGAACCTTGGGCTCGGCTTGCTCTTGGAACCGCTTAACTATGTCGGCGCGTTGGTTTACGCTTACACTGCCGTTAATAACGTCACACGTTATGTTGTGTTTATTCAGGTGCTTTTGTAGCAACTCAATGGTGTGCGTGAACGGCACAAATACCAGCACCTTGTGGCTAGACTCTTCGATAACTTCCTGCACCACTTTAAGGCGGTGAGACACGTCGAGCTCAAGCACTTCACCTGTGTCCGTATACACAGCACCACCGGCTATCTGAAGCAACTTGTTGATCTGTACCGCAGCGTTGACTGCGCTAATTTCTTCCCCGTCGGCTTCGATTAGCATTTGCTTCTTTAGTACGTTGTAGTACTTAATTTGCTGGGGAGACATCACCGACTCGCGTTCAACAAAAGTCAACGGAGGTAAGTCTAGGCATTGGGCTTTCTCGAAGCGAATAGCAGGCTGAAGAATACTGTGTACTATAGACATAGCATTAGGTTTAGGGACCCACCTAAACGTGCTGACCTTAGTCATCACCGTATCTTTGAAATGCCCGAAGAATGGCGATACTGCCTTGGGGTTTACCAGCTTAGCTAGGCCGTAGGCATCCACTGGAGACTGGGCAGCGGGTGTACCCGTGAGCATCCATAAACCCTTGATGACCTTGCACAAATCCCGCATGTCCTTCCAGCGGTTAGTCTGGGCGTTCTTATAGGCCGATGCCTCGTCTATGACGATGAGGTCAAACCCACCATCCATGATTTCTTTCTTAACGATACCAACACCATCAAAGTTAATGATGACGAACTCAGCACCGCCGTTAATAATTTCTTTGCGTTTAGCTGCACTACCGTAGGCAATGGCAACCGTACGGTGAATAGCAAACTTAAATAGGTCACCCTGCCATGCCGACTTCATGATGGACAACGGGCACACTACTAATACACGCTTAACCAACCCTATTTGCATCAGGTAGTCAACTGCCCAAATCACTGATGCTGTCTTACCTGTACCTTGCTCGTTGAAGCAAAAGGCTTTGGGGTTTGCTAATAAGAACTCGGATGTTTGCTTCTGATGCGCGAACGGTGTAAACCCCGGAGGCCGGGGCCACTCATACTCTGATAGGTTCATTTTTTCGGCTTGTTAATTTTGACCGTGTGGTCTGAATTACGTGTAAAGGAACGGTTAGCACTTGGGCTTTTAAGCTTCAAGTTACCGGCAGCATTAGTACCGCCTTTAGACAACGGGATTGAATGGTCGATGTCTTTACCTTTTCGGTCAACACCTTTCTTATCCATCTCGGTGCGGGCACGTTGGCGTTCAAGGCGGGGCTTATCTTCGCCTCGCTCAAGCTGCTGCTGGTACTCCTTTTTATAGGGGCGGGGTTTGTTAACGTATGGCATGATTAAGTTCCTTATCAAAACTTCCAAGGGCATGGGAATTTAGGTCTTCTTTGGTAAGTCCAAATTCTTCGGGGGTTGCTTCCCACAAAGGCTTGCGGCCTTCTTGTTCGATTACGCGCAGCATCTTACCGACTGACAAGCTAACTTCCATCAGCATTTCGGCTTTGTACTTGTTTAGTTCCTGATGGATGATTTTGCCCACCATGTTCACTACTACGCGCTCGACGACTTCGTTCACTCGGCGCTTAAGCTCGTTCTCAAGGATGAGGGCGGTATCGGTTTCTTGGTTGGTCATTGCATTCATTCTTAACTCCTGTTGTATTCACACTGCTTCACTGAACAGAACTTACACAGCGGGCCGCTGATTGGGTTCCATACTCCATTCTCTAACGCTGCTTCGATACGTGCTACGTCTTGTGCTGGTTTCTCTACGTACTTGAGTAGCATCTCTCGGTAGTGGTCGGCCTTAATAAACTCTTTGCTCACCGTAAATATCAAAGCTGACTTCACCTTGTTTATTTTCGGAAACTTGGCAAAAAGGCCAGCCGCCACAAGATCGAGTTGCTTGGTGTCCGCATATCGCGCATTCTTGCTCGTCTTGTAGTCCACTGAGTGCGCCAACTGTTTCTCCTCGTTGATGACTACCAAATCGGCTATGCCATGCCACCATACATTCGTTGCGTGAAAATCGCATGGCTCCAAGTTCTTCGTTAAGCCCAACTTTACCTCGCATAGTTTGTCTCCTTCTAGCTTGTCAAGCGCATCCAAGGTTGGCTTCATATACTCAAACGCGGGCGGGATCGGGGTTTTGTCACGTATATATTCTTCAGCAACCGTATGCGCCGACTTACCGTACAACGTAGCTTTCGTGTCAGGCTCAACCACATCCTTAGCTATCTTGGTGTGGTAGTATTTCTTGGGACACTGCTGGAATGTCTTCAAGCTACTGAATGACCATACGATACTCACCTTGCACGTTCTTTCATATCGTTAATGGCGTTAAGCATTAGCTTGGTTTCGGCAAGTGCTTTTAGCGTTTGCTCCGCAGCTTCGTCATACATCTGCGCCAACATAAACGAGTGCGCGTCTTTTAGTGCTTTCTCTGCCATCATTGCAGGAAATGCGTAATCAACAATCCCCATAGCTTTTTCCATATCCAGCCTCGCAGTTCAAGGGTAATTCAAGCGCCCACTTAGGACGTAAGCGCATACAAAATTCAACGTGCTCCTTAGCCATATCTGCTTCCTGCTCGGGCACTACAACAGCAATAGCATCATGGACAGTCATTACTACACGGTACTTCTTGCTGATGTTTAACATCTGCTCCCCGATAACAATGCGGGCCAAGGCTTGGCATACGTTTTCTATAACTTTACCACCGTAAATACGGTTGGGCACGGTAGCTTTGCCTTTTTTAGTATCGTACACAAACTCCGAAGATGCTTCCTCATCCTCTGTGGCGGGCTTAGCAACTTTGCGTAGGTTGGGGTACTTCAGGCGCAGGCCGTTGGGTAGCAAAATACCATTCTTCCCATGTACCTGTAGCTTGTAACCCACACCCAGCGTAGTTAACTGGTTCTGTAGTATTGCGTTGATGGCTGTGCCAGCCGACTTCCACAACTTTGTAATCTCGGGGTACGTAGCCCTGTAGGTATCAATGATGCGCTTAGCCTCAGTTAACTCAACCTCAACGCCAAAGTTTTTAAGCTGTGCCTTGAACTTGGCTGCGCCCATGCCGTAGCCGCAGTTATGAACGATCATTGGTCCTTGTGCTGTCAAGACTGTGTAGCGATTCCTCGGCCCTGCGTAAGCGAGATCGTAGGTCTGCAATTTCCGATTCGAGGGTTGCGACTTTTCGTTTGTTTCTAAGGTTGTCACTTCGGGATACAAATCGAATGTTGTTGGGTTCGTAGTTTCCGTTGACATCAATCCTGTCCATTTCAAAACTCGGTACATCCCAACCTTCAATCGTTTGTACATACTGAAGAAATGAGGCTCTATTTTTTCTCCATTCGGGCCATACCGATATGCCGCGTCCTCCATAGTGAGGGTATGCTTTGCTAGTTGGAGTGTGGCATCTTGTGATGGCAGAAGCCAGTCGATTGAGAAGTCGGGTTCGGTTTCCGTCATCAGCCATTGCGTCCGAATACACCCAGTACCGTTTTTGGTTTGAAGCAGTTTTGGCACAAAGCGGGCAGCGCGTGCTTTTGAAATCTTTGAAATTATGGTTGTCCACGCTGTACTCGTCGGGTCGGCAGTCACATTTGACGACAAGCGCAGCAACGCCTCCCCTCTGTCCGCAAAGGTAGCCTGCAACGGTAAGTTTTCCACTGCGGTGTCCAATGCTTGGGAGCGGGTATTTGCGTCTTGCACCAGAAATTGCGATTCCAACCACTGCGTCCCTGACCACACTTTGTGGTCGGGTGTTAACCACATTCCGCAAAGATTCAATGTTTCCTTGATGCCGCTGTTCTGTAATCCTTGATGGCATACCCATT